GGGCCGGACGGTCGACGCCGTGCCTACTGGCTGCACCCGGAGCACCCGGGCGACAACTTCCGGTCCTTCTACGGTCGGGGCGGATCGCAGCGGGTCGAGGCGTCGGAGGTCGCGCATCTGTTCGAGCGGCAGCGGACGCAGAGCCGCGGCGTGCCGTGGGGCGCCCCGGCCATGCTGGCGATCCGCGATCACGACGACTGGATGCTGTCGGAGCGGGTCCGCAAGAAGACGGAGGCGTGCATGGTCGGCGTCGTGATCGGCGAGGACACCGAGCAGAGCGCGAGTCCGTCGCTGACCGGCGTCGGCGGCAAGCCGGTGGAGGGATTCGAGCCCGGGATGCTGGCCTATGCCAGCGGCGCCAAGGACGTGCGGTTCAACCAGCCGGCGCCGACGACCGGGATCTACGAGTGGTCCTCGGTGTCGGCCCACATGATCGCGGCCGGCTACCGGGTGCCGTATGAGCTGCTGACCGGCGATCTGAGGCAGGTCAACTTCTCGTCCTCCCGGGTCGGCATGAACGAGTTCCGGCGGATGGTCGAGCTGCTGCAGTGGCAGACGGTCATCCCGATGGCCTGCGAAAAGGTGTGGGCCTGGTTCTGCGAGGCGGCGTTCCTCGAGGGGCTGATCCCGGTGCCTCATGTGCCGGCCGAGTGGGACCCGCCCCGGTTCGAGTCCGTGAACCCCATGCAGGACGCGCAGGCGGACCTGCTCGAGGTCCGGGCGGGTTTCGCGTCGGTGCCGCAGATGATCGGCAAGCGGGGCTATTCGCCGGACGATGTGCTGCGCGAGCAGTCTGAGCATCTGGCGGCGGCGGCGGCGGTCGGGCTCGTGCTCGACGCGGACCCGGCGCAGGTGACGAAGGCCGGGCAGGCGCAGAGCCCCGGCGACGAAGGCGGGGGCAGCGGCCCGCCGGCCAGCAGCTAGGAGCATCGGCATGGCGAAGGACGAAGCCGGCACCCTCGCGGTGCCGATGATGGCGCGTGCGGCCGAGGTCGCGGGCGTAGACACGGACGCGCGCACCATCGACGTGATCTGGACGACCGGCGCCCGCGTGCAGCGCGCGCGCTGGGAAGGCTGGGACGATCGCGTCGAATACGACGAGGAACTGGTGGTCGAGCCGGGCGCGATCCGCCTCGAGCGGCTGAATGCCGGCGCGCCCTTCCTCGACACGCACGACGGCTACTCGCTGCGGTCGGTGCTGGGGTCGGTGGTGCCGGGATCGGTGCGGATTTCGGGTGGCCAGGGCCATGCGAAGGTGCGCCTGACGGACGCCGAGGACGTGGCGCCGCAGGTCCGCAAGATCCTCGACAAGTCGGTGCGGTTCGTCTCGGTCGGCTACGCCGTCCACGAATACAGCATCGAGAAGAAGGACGGCCAGCGCGAGCTTTGGCGCGCCGTTGATTGGGAACCCTACGAGATTTCGGCGGTGCCGATGCCCGCCGACGCCGGGGCTGTGATCCGATCCGCCTTGGGCGGCGGTCCGCAGCCGACTTTCCCCTGCACCGTGAACCGGCCCGGTGCTTCCGCCGCCCGCGCGGCTCTGGCCCATAAGGAGGGCACCATGAAAGACGAGCATACCCCGCTCGCCGCGGACGGCGAAACCCGCGCCGCGACCAAGGACGAAGCGCCGAAGGAAGCGCCCAAGCCGGCGGATCGTCCGGCCGAACAGCCGGTGCCCGAAGGTCAGCCGCCGCTGGGCGAGTCCTATCGGGCTGCGCAGGAGGCCATCGCGGCCGAGCGCCAGCGCACCGCAGCGGTCACCGCGCTCTGCGCCCGGCATGGTATGAGCGACGCCGCGGCCGGGTTCATCGAGCGGGGCGACAGCATCGAGAAGGTCCGAGAGACCATCCTCGACACGCTGGCGACCCGTTCGGACGGCTACGGCCGCCGGCAGGAGAACGTCCCGGCCGCGCCGCGTGGCGGCAACGAGCGGCAGGTCGAGTTCCGCTCGGCCGTGGCGGACGCGATCATGCATCGCATCAACCCGCGCACGGCCCTGCCGGACACGGCCCGCGAGTTCCGCGGCATGCGGATGCACGACATTGCCCGGCTCTGCCTCGAGCGGTCGGGCGGCGACGCGCGCGGCATGTATCCGGCGGAGGTGATCGCCGCGGCGCTGCAGGCTCGGGCCGCGGTCGGCTACCACACGACCTCGGACTTCGCGCTGATCGTCTCGAACGTGATGAACAAGACGCTGCGCGAGGCCTACGAGGAAACGCCGCGGACCTTCACGGCCTGGGCCCGCCGCACGACGCTGCGCGACTTCAGGCCGGCGACCCGCGGCATCGGCTGGGGCGCCCCGGACCTGCTCAAGGTCAACGAGGCGGCCGAGTTCCAGTACGGCACCATCAGCGGCGTCGGCGAGACGATCATGCTGTCCACCTACGGCCGCATCATCGCCTTCACCCGGCAGCTGCTGGTGAACGACGACATGGACGCGCTCGCCCGCCTCCCGCAGCGCTTCGGAACGGCGGCGGCGGACCTGGAGAGCGACATCGTCTACGGCATCCTTCTGGCGAACCCGGTTATGTCGGACGGCGTGGCGCTGTTCCATGCGACCCACGGAAACCTCGGCACGGCGGCGACGATCACGGATGCCTCTCTGGCGGCGGCGATGCAGGCGTTCGCCACCGGCAAGGACTCGGACGGCCGGACGATCCGCGTAACCCCGAGGTATCTGATCGTGCCGCCGGGACCGCGGGAGCTGGAGGCGCGCCGGGTGCTGACGCAGACGACGCCGACCAAATCGGCAGACGTGAACGTCTACGCCAATTCCGGCCTCGAGATCGTGGTAGAGCCGCGGCTGATCCCGACCTCGGGGCAGCATCCGTGGTTCCTCGCGGCCGACCCGGCCCGGATCGACACGATCGACTATGCCTATCTCGAGGGGCAGGAGGGCGTGCAGACCGAGACCCGCCAGGGCTTCGAGGTGGACGGTGTCGAGAACAAGGCGCGCCACGACTTCGGCGCAGGCGCCATGGACTACCACGGCCTCTACAAGAACCCCGGCGCAGCGCCGACGTGATGATGGCGGCCGGGCTTCGGCCCGGCCTCTGATCGCTCGGGCGGAACCCCGCTCGCATCCCCATTTGGCAAGAGAGGTATCCTGCCGTGAAAAACTTCATCGCAATCGGCAACGTCATCACCGTTGCCGCCCCCGCCGCCGTAAACTCCGGCGACCTGGTCCTCGTGGGCTCCCTGTTTGGCGTCGCGGCGGCGGACGCCGCCAGCGGCACCGACGTCCAGCTGAACACCGGCGGTGTCTATGACCTGCCCAAGGCTGCGTCGCAGGCCTGGACGGTCGGCGCCAAGGTCTACTGGGACAATACGGCCAAGGTCGCCACCACGACGACCTCCGGCAACACGCTGATCGGCGTGGCGACAGTCCCGGTCGATGGGGCCGCCGGCTCGATCATCGGTCGCGTGCGGCTCAACCCGGCGTTCTGATGAGCGCCTTCGCCGGCGCGGTGCGGACGATGTTCCGCGACCGCAACATGACCGTGCCGGCGGTCTGGCATCCCCCCGCCGCCGATCCGGTCGAGCTTCGCGCCATGCGGAAGTCGCCGGACGTCGGCATCAACTACGGCGAGGGCACCTATGCGAGCGGCTCGACCATCGTGGACGTGATGGTCGAGGCCGCGCCCTCGATCGCCATGGGCCACCGCCTCACCATCGGCTCGGACGAGTTCGTGGTGCAGGCGGAGCCGATGCGCGACCGGGAGCGGCTGACCTGGACCCTGAACCTGCGGCCGGTGCCGCCGATCGTCTGAGGCAAGGCCCATGATCAAGGCGGAGGTCATCAGCACCGGCGACCTCCCGAAGGAAGTCGAGAAGGCCGAGCGCGCCGTGCAGCGGGGCGTCTCGTCCGCCGGCTCCGATCTCAAGGCCCGCTGGCGGACGCAGGTGGCCGGCGCCCTCGGCGCTCGGATGGCCCGGACGATCCGGTCCGCGTCCTACCCGAAGATGGGGGCGTCGCTGAATGCGGCCGCCCGCGTCTGGACAAATGCGCCGGAGATCATCGGGCCGAACGAGCGCGGGGCGGTGATCCGGTCCGCGAACGGCTTCTTTCTGGCGATCCCGCTGCCCGCGGCCGGCACCGGCCGCCGCGGCAAGCGGATCACCCCGGGCGAGTGGGAGGCCAAGAGCGGCCAGCGCCTGCGGTTCGTCTACCGGCGCGGCGCGCCGAGCCTCCTGGTCGCCGACGCGAAGTTCACGCGAACCGGCCGCGTTGGGAAGTCGCGGCTGCTCAAGAGCGGCCGGCACGGCAAGGGCGCGGCCACCATACCGATATTCGTGCTCGTGCCGCAGGTGCGGCTGCGAAAGCGGCTCGCCCTGATGGACGAGGCCGAGCGCGTGGCAGCGACGCTGCCGTCCCGCATCCTCCGCAACTGGCAGGGCTGACATGACGACGACCCGCGAGCAGGCTCTCGACGCGCTCCATGCGGCGCTGCTGACCGTTCCCGGCACCACGGCCCGGCGCGGCGGCGAGTTCCCGACCGCCGTCCCTGTGGGCGGCCTCCTGACCCTGCGAGACGGCGATCCGGGCGAGCCGGAGGTGACGCTGTCCCCGGCGCGCTGGCACTACGAGCATCGGGCCGAGGTCGAGATCGTGGTGCAGCCGGTGGACCCGGCCGATGGCCCCGACGAGATCGACTCTCTGATCGAGCGGCTCGGCGCGACACTGGCGCTCGACCGGACCCTCGGCGGCGTGATCGAGTGGCTCGAGCCGGTCTCTCCCATCACCGAGGACCTCGCGACGGACGGCGCGCCCGGCATCTTCGGTGCGATCGTACCGGTGATCCTCACCTACACCACCCCCTGGCCTCTGGCCTGATCAACGAAAGGAGGCCCCCATGGCGAGGGCAGTTGGCGCACGGGCACAGATGCTCGTGTCTTTCGAAGCGACCTATGGCGTCGTGCCGGCATCGAACTGGTACCAGATGCCTTTTGCTCGGTCCAACCTCGGGTCGGAGCGCCCGCTGATCGACAGCGAGCTTCTCGGCTATGGTCGCGACCCGCTGCCGCCGGCGGTGGACGCACTTACGGCGGACGGACAGGTGACGGTGCCGATCGATCTGGTCGCGCTCGGCGTCTGGCTCAAAGCGGCGTTCGGTGCTCCCACCACGACCGGCACGACCAACCGCACCCACACCTTCACCACCGGGTCATGGGCGTTGCCGTCGCTGTCCATCGAGGTGGGGCTCCCCGAGGTGCCGCACTATGCGATGTATCGCGGCTGCATGGTGGACACCCTCAGCTGGTCGATGCAGCGGTCTGGCCTCACGACGATGGAGGTCGGACTGATCGCGCAGACCGAGGTCAAGGCACCGGCTACGGAGGCCGGATCACCCACCACCTTCGGCCTGACGCGTTTCGGCCCGTTCCACGGATCAATCAAGCGCAACGGCGCTACGCTTGCGAGCATCGTCTCGGCCGACGTTCGGTATTCCAATGGGCTCGACCGGGTGGAGACGATCCGCAGCGACGGCATGATTGACGGGACCGACCCGGGCATTGCCTCTCTCGGCGGGTCCCTGGTGGCGCGCTTTGCCGATGCCACGCTGCTCGACCAGGCCATTGCCGGCACGGCCTGCTCGCTGGAGTTCGCCTACACCATCGACGCGGACAAGTCCTTTACCCTGACGGCCAACGAGGTCTGGCTGCCACGGCCGCGCATCCCGGTGGAAGGCCCGGGTGGCGTGCAGGCGACCTTCAATTGGCAGGCTTCGATGCCCGCATCTGGCACGGGTAGCATGGCGACCATCGTCCTCAAGAACAGCAGGGCCAATTACACATGATCCGCCTCAATCTCTCGAAGGAGCCGCGCTGGTTCGACCTCGCGGCCGGCGTCCGCGTGAAGGTGGCGCCGATCACGACCGGGCTGGTGATGGCGGCGCGGCGCGACCCGGAGTTCGCCGCGGCGTCCGCTGGCGACGACATGCCGGCGGCCGAGGTCGCGCTCGTGAAGGCGCTTGGCCGCCTGGCGATCCTCGAATGGGAGGGCGTCGGGACGGACGAGGGAGAGGCCGCTCCGGTGACACCGGAGACGGTCGGCGCGCTGCTCGACATCTGGCCGCTCTACTCGGCCTGGTCGAGCGACGTGCTGCAGCGCATCTACACGCTGGAACAGGAAAAAAACGCCTCTGCCGCCTCGCCGATTGGGAGTTCGGAGGAGGCGGAGAATACTGCGGCGCGTGCGAGGGGACCTGCGAAGACTGCCCGTCGGAAGTGAACCGGCCTCGGACGCTCGAGGGCGCTCAGGTCTGGGACCTCGCGCTCCGGGTGTCCGGGCAGTTGCGCGTCGCTGGGCTGGGCGGGGTGATCGGGCTCGACCTCGGGGCTGCGCTCGCGATGGCGGCGGCGCTCGGCATTGACGGCATGGCGGTGGCGGAGCTGCTGCCGGCCATCGAGACGCGGCTCGTGCAGGCGCTGAACAAGCGCGAGGGCGCGTCGGGCGGAGATCGAGAGGTCATCGGCTCCCCGGAATAGGCGAGGAATCCACGCATGGCCGAGAAGCAGTTCGGTGTCCGCCTCTCGGCCGAGGGCGGCGACAAGGTCCGCGCCGAGCTTCTTGGCATCGGGCAGGTCGGTCAGGAGGCGTTCCAGGACGTCGCAGACGCGGCGAACCGCTCGCACCGGCCGATCGAGGAAGTCGGCGAGCGCGCGGCGCGCGTGGGGCAGCGGGCGGGCATGGGCAGCCATGGCTTGCGGCAGTTCTCGCTGCAGCTCAACCAGGTGGCGCAGTCGGGCGCGGTCACGGGGCAGTGGGTGCAGGCACTCGCGGTCCAGTTGCCGGACATGCTTCTGGCTTTCGGCACGGCCGGCGCAGTTGCCGGCACATTGGCGGCGGTGCTGATCCCGCTCGGGACGAGCCTGCTCAAGGTGGCGACCGCGGGCCGCGACGTGGAGGGCGCGCTCGACAAGGCCGAGGACAGCCTGAAGGCGTTCGCGACCGCCGCGGACAATAGCAAGGCGCCCCGTGCCGACCTGATCAAGCAATACGGCGCAGCTGCGGATGAGGTCGAGCGGCTGCATCGTGTGCAGTTGGAAGCGGCCCGCTCGACGGCGATGCAGGACCTGCTCTCGGTCGGCGATGCGCTTGGCGGTATGGCCGCCGAGAGACGGGTGTCCGCTGACCGCTATGCGGGCTCGCTTCGCGGGGAGCCGGGCGCCATCGAAGGATGGCTGGCCTATGTCCGCGCCATGCAGCAACGGTATCATATCACCCGCGAGGAAGCCGTGGCGCTTGCCGTCGCTCTGCGGAAGGCGGACAAGGCCGGCTCATTCGAGGAGGCGCTGCCGGCCGCGACCGATCTGATCGAGTTGCTCAAGGACGCCGGCATCACGTCGGGCGACCTGTGGGACCGGGCAAACCGCATGGCGGATATCGCCAAGGGCGGGATCGCCGCGGTCAACGAGGAGCTGGGCAAGACCATTGCCATCAGCCGCGAGGGGCAACAGGCGGTTGCCGGGTTTCTGGGCGGACTCGCCTCGCGCGCGACGCAATGGCTGACCGGCAAGACGCCGGGTGCGCTCGCGTCCGAGTGGACGGCGGGCAGCAAGGGCATCCTCGACCTGATCGGCTGGGCGGAGGGGACGGACAAGGGCCGAGGCTACAACGAGACGCTCGGTTACGGGGCCTTCACAGGCGGCCCGGTGAACCTCACCAGCATGACGATTTCGCAGGTCCGCGACCTGCAACGGCAGATGCTGGCCCATCCGGCCAACCATTACAATTCGTCGGCGGTCGGCCGATACCAGATCGTCTGCACGACGCTTGAGCGCTTGGTCCGGCAACTCGGCATCTCTGGCGACGAGATGTTCGACGAGAAGATGCAGGACCGGCTGGCGATGGAACTGGTCCGCACGTTCCAATTGGAGTTGGAACACTACGAGAAGATCGAGGGCGCGACGCTATCGATGGTCGGCAAGGCCAATCGGCTGAGCACCCTCATCCGGGGAAATCTGGCGATGGCGATCCAAGGGCTCGCGGTCGTGCCGATTTTTGCCGGGTTCGACCTGGCCCGGGGGGACGGCCGGATCTTCTCCTACGACG